TTACTAATCTTGCACAAACTTCTCACTATGAAGTTAAGTTTGGTGGATTACCCACAGAACTAATAAATTACTTAACAAGAAGAGGAGTAACATCCAGATTTATTGCTGAAGATGCAGGTCTCTTATGCCATAATGCTTCTCTTCCAACAACACAACTTGCAACTGTCAATATTGATGGAAACTATATTGGCATCACTGAAACTTTTGCTCACAGAAGAGTTTATCAAGATATAAGTCTTGAATTCTATGTTGATAATAATTACAATACATTAAAATTCTTAGAGCATTGGATGGAGTTTATTGCAAGTGGATCATCGGATCCAATCAATGGGAATAATTTACCAATTAATAGTAATGTTGATCGGGGTTATTTCATAAGAATGCAATATCCAGAATATTATAAATCAAATAGAACAAGAATTATCAAATTTGACCGTGATTATCAGAGAGAAATAGAGTATACTTTTATTGGTTTATATCCATATAATATTGCATCAATACCAGTTTCTTACGGACAGTCTGATATTCTAAAGATGCAAGTATCATTTAAAATTGATCGTTATGTAATTGGAAAATCTTATAGTGTAGATTATATTACAAATACTGATAATAATATAATTCCTTCTCAGCCTCAATCACAACCACCTTCTCAACCAAAACCAAGATTAGTTCCAAGATCTCCTGGATCTATACCATCAAATGGTGTAGAATTATTTCCCGCTGGCCAAACTTTAGCACAGTCTCTTTATAGATCTGGAAATGCAGAGATTCGTAGTTCTAACAGATAAATAATTTGATCATATTTGTAGTTGAAAATGTCATTACCTAAAATTGCGACTCCTTCATATTCTTTAGAAATTCCATCCCTTAAAAAAGAAATTAAGTATCGCCCTTTTCTTGTAAAAGAAGAGAAAATTCTTATCATTGCAATGGAGAGTGAAGATCCAAAGCAAATTGCAAATGCTGTTAAAACTGTAATCAATAATTGTATTTTAACTAAAGGAATCAAAGTTGAAGAACTTGCAACCTTTGATATTGAATATTTGTTTCTCAATATTCGTGGTAAATCTGTTGGAGAAACAGTTGATGTTTTAATTACTTGCCCTGACGATGGACAAACTCAAGTTCCTGTAAGTATTAATCTTGATGATATTGAAATTAATGTTGATGAAAATCATTCAAGAGATATTAAACTTGATGATAACTTAACTTTAAGAATGAAATATCCATCAATGAATGAGTTTATTAAATCTAATTTTGGAAATGATTTTAATATGAGTGTTGATGATACATTCAATCTTATTATTTCTTGTATGGAGCAAGTATATAATGAAGAAGAATCTTGGTCTGCGTCTGACTGCACTCAAAAAGAATTGTCTGAGTTTATTGAACAACTAAGTTCAAAACAATTTAAGGAAGTTGAAAAGTTTTTTGCAACAATGCCTAAACTTTCTCATACTCTTAAAATCAAAAACCCAAATACAAAAGTTGAAAGTGAAGTACTATTGGAGGGACTATCAAGTTTTTTCGCTTAGGAATGTCTCATGAAAGTCTTGAGTCATATTATAGAACAAATTTTTCTCTGATTCAGCATCATAAATATTCATTGACAGAGATAGAAAATATGATTCCTTGGGAGAGAGAAGTTTATATATCTCTTCTAAAACAATATATTGAAGAAGAAAACTTAAAGAACTCTACAAATGGCTGAGTTAGATCCCGAAAAAGTTGGTAGATCTGGTGTTGATCCAGTTACGGGATCTCCTTTGTCTCAAGAAGTTCGAACTGCTCTTTTAAAAAAATCTACTATTGATGCATCAGTTTTTCAAAATATTGAGAACAGAAGAGCACAATCTGATGCACAAAATGCAGAGTTGTCTAGGGGACAAGAACAAGCTCTTCTGGGATTTAATTCGACCCTTCAATCGATAAGAACAGATATTGTAAAATTAGGAACGGGTCTTTCTGGTATTGCACTTCTCCTTCAACAAGATGCAGTAGAAGATCAGAATAAAGTCAGAGCAGATCAAGAAAAACAAAGACTACTAACAGAAAGACAGATTAGAATTGGAAAAGAGAATGAAATAGAACAAAAGATTCAAAATGCAGTTGCTGAACCTGTACAAAAATTAGTTCCAAGAGTAAATGATATTTTTGGTAGAATAGGAGCAGCTCTTGGAATTTTATTTGGTGGATGGTTAACAAATCAAACTGTTCAAGCAATAAAAGCATCGGAAGAAGGGAATACAAAACTTTTTAATGAAATTAGATTCAATATTCTCAAAAATGTTGGAATAGCAGTTGGTGGATTGGTTGCCATTAAAGCAGGATTTTCACTAATTACAAGAACGATTTCAGGAATTGCTTCAGGATTAACGAAATTATTAATCACAAAACCACTTGCTATTGCTGCAGCATTGTTACCTAAAGGTCCAAAACCTGGTGGTGCTCCACCAATCAGAGGACCAAAACCTGGAGGGGGAGGTCCAGGATTAATTGGTGGTTTAATTAATGGTTTAACTGGATGGATGAATTGGATGAACGGGGAAAAAGTTGATGCTATATTATCGGCTTTAACTTTTGTTCCTGGTGGTGGAATATTTAGAGGAATTAGAGCGGTTGCGGGTGCAACTTATACATTAGATCAAATTGCAGAATTATTTGGTTCAAATCTTACTGGAGCAGATCCAAAATTATTACAGAAGAAGAAAAAAGAATTTGAAGATGCAAAAAGAAAGGAGCAATCAAAAAAACCACTTGCTGAATCGACAAAACCAACATCAACTCCTCCATCCGCTTCTCCAAAACCAACTCCATCATCAGCACCGCCAGCGGCACAACCACAAACTTCAATGATGGGGCAACCTGCGTCCTCTACAACTTCCCCTCCAGCAGCTGCCGAAACTTCAACAGCAACACCTACTCCTGCTGCAACACAACCAAGTGCAGAGATGGTTAAAAATTTTGAAATGGCTTGGCAGTATCGTAATAATCCAATGGCAAGAGGAAGAATTGAAGAATCTTGGAATAAAATGACGCCAGATCAACAACAACAGGCAAAAACTTGGGCACAGACAAAAGGTTATGATTGGAATGAAATGAAATTGAAAGATTCTGCTAGCATGAATCAACCACCAAAAACTGAAAATGCAGAAATAAGTCCTGCACAAATATCAATACCACCAAAAGAACCTCAGCAAGTTGGTCAGTTACCAGAACCAAAACCATCTTTGACAATGATTAAAACGTCAAATGATCAACAACAACAACCAAATCCACCATTAACAAATGGATCCTTGACTGATGTTCCTTTAATTAATTCTGCAAATCCTGATAACTTTTATGTCCTATATTCGCAGTTAAATTATAACGTGGTGATGTAACATGGCATTACTAGAATCTCTCAGGAAGTCATCTATTAATATTCAAAGTATTTCTAAGACTTTATCTGATACTAAGAAAAGTACATCATCGGTAAATGAATCTGTAGATAATATTTCGAGAATTGTTGCAACAAATACTAGAGTTAAAAGAGAATTATTTGCAAGATCTAATGTTTTAAGTTCTAGAAGAGAAGAAGCATCTAAAAGACAAGAACTTGAAGATAGACTTGAATCAACAAAAGTATCTACATCTCCACAGTTAGGACTTTCATTTACCTCAAGAAGTGATAAAGGCCCTCTAGGAAGATTATTAGGATTTTTGGGATTTATTACTGCTGGTTGGATTGTAGAAAATCTACCAAGATGGATTTTCATGGGGCAGGAGTTTATATCTAGAATTTATTCTTTTGGAAGATCAATGTATAGTATGGTGAATAGTATGCAAGTTATAATTAAATCTTTTGGTCAGACTTTAGGATATTCATTAGATGCAATTGTTCGCTTAGATTTTGATCAATTTGCTGGAGAAGGAACTGTTGCAAGATCTTTTGAAGAGTTAAATCTTGCTGTTCAAGATTTAGGAACTAATATTACAGATACTTTTAAACTTTTTACAACACCATTAACAGAATCGTTAGAAACTGGTGAGAAGGCACCCGGACTTGAAGAAAAGCAACCAGATACAATGTTCCCTCCAATCCCTCAGGAAAGAGGCACATCTCCTATTACTCCCTATACTGGCCCAGAAACAACATCATCTGGAGTTCTTAATCCTCAAGCAGCTTACTCTCATTTGAGGCAAATGGGAGTTTCTCACATACATGCTTTAGGAATTTTGGCAAATATTCAGGGTGAAAGTAGTTTTAAAATTGCAGCAGATGAAAATGGTAGAGGAACTGCAGGTATTGGATTGTTCCAATATACATTCCCATCAAGAAAAAGAAGATTTTTACAAGCAGTTCCCGATTGGAGAAATAATTGGAAAGCACAAATAGATTATGCTATAAAAAATGATGAGAATACTCCATTATATCTAAAAAAACAATTTAGTAGCCCAGAAGAAGCCGCAGATGATTTTATGAGAAACTGGGAAAATCCCAGTAAAGATGTTTATACTCAAAGAAGAAAAATACATAATTCTTTTATTAAATCATTTAGATCACCTAGTAAAGAAAAAACCAGTCAAGCATCTAATGTAATAACTCCACCACAAGCACAGTCAAAAAAATCAACACTAGATTTAAAAAAATTAGGATTTTCTGTCGGAGAAAAAGCAGGATATAGTCCAAGTAGAGGGAGAATTCACGCTGGTAGAGATATTGCAATTGACAAAGGAACACCGGTTTCGGTAATTAGTGATGCAAAAATTACGGATGTTGGATATGAATCTGGTTATGGATATTTTGTTGCTTATCTTGATTCTAAAGGAATTGAACATTTTTATGGACATCTTCGTGAAATGCCGAAAGTAAAAAAAGGACAACAACTTTCATCTGGAACTATTGTTGGGTATGTTGGTTCTACTGGAAGTTCTACAGGGCCTCATTTGCACTGGGAAGTTTCTCCTCGTTTAGGTGAAGTTGGTCGTCCAAGAAAAAATATAATAGATCCAATTGAATATGGTTTTTCAGCATCTTCTCCTTTTGGTGGTACGCCACCAGCACAAATCTCAGCACAACCAAAACCATCACAACCTTCTGCAATTACACCTGAGAGAAAAGGATCTCAAATGGTTTTAATTGATGCTACAAAACCATCACAACCTCAAGTATCATATCCATCTCAACAACAACCGTCTGTCACTCCAACAATAAGTGAATTTAAACTGTTAAATAATTTTATTAAGAATAAACTTCTACTCGACTTAGCATACCTATAATGTCAATTAAAAAGTCCTTATACGATGAGTTAACTTTAGAATCAAATGATAGATCTAGGTCTATTGGTCTCATAGGTGGTGCAATTCTTTTTGAATACTTTGAAGATATATTTTCTCCTACAATTACTGCAAAAATCAAAGTAGTTGACAATGGAAATGTTATTGCTCCAGAAAGCAATCAAGATGGAGATAAACAGTCAATATATAATGGATTGCCTCTTAGAGGTGGAGAAAGACTTTCATTAAAAATTGCAGGAAATTCTGCAACAAATCCAGGATTAGATTTTTCAAAAAAGGTAGAAGATTACTTTTATGTCTCTAGTATTACTGATGTAATTGCAGAAACAAATAGAGAAACTTTTACCCTACATTTAGTTTCAAGAGAAGCAATCACAAATGAGACTGTAAGAGTAGGTAAGAAATTTAAAGTTGAAAATAAAATTAGTGATTCTGTAGAAAATATTTTAAAAGATTATTTAAAGACAAATAAACTAGGAAAGATAGATAAGTCTTCAAATAAGTATGGATTTATTGGAAATTTAAGAAAACCTTTTACCCTTTTAATTTGGTTAGCATCAAAGGCAGTTCCAGAAAAATCTGGAAGTGGAACTGCAGGATTTTTATTCTATCAAACTCAAGACGGATTTCAATTTAGATCTATTGATGATTTACTAGAACAGAGTCCAAAAGCAACATATACTTATACACAATCTCAAGATTCATATGATGATAAAGAGTTGAAAGTAAATAATGATTTTAAAATCTTAAACTATCATGTTGAAAAAAATCAAAACTTACTTGAAAAACTAAAACTTGGTACTTATGCAAGTCATAGGATGTTTTTCAATCCTTTAGATTTTTCTTTTTCAAGTCCAGAGGATGGTCTATTTAAACTTGAGGATTATGTTGGAAAAACCAATAATTTAGGTAGTCAACTTAAACTTCCACCATTATCTGAAGGGTCTGATTTGACTTTGGGTGATGTGCCAACAAGAATTATAACAGCAGTTTATGATGTTGGTACAATGGATCCTGGTGTTTCAACTGATATTAATTCAGATCAATCACTATATCAATCACAGTCTTTAATGAGATATAATATTTTATTCACACAAACTTTAAATGTTGTTGTACCATCGAATACAAATCTAAGAGCAGGTGATGTAATCGAATGTCAATTTCCAAAAATCACTCAATCTGATGCAAAAGAATATGACACTGAAACTAGTGGACTATATATGATTAAGGAACTGTGTCATCATTTTGATGTAAATAATTCATATACATCAATGAAACTGGTAAGAGATACTTTTGGAATCAATAAAAAGGTATAATAAATGATAGACGAGTCACTTCTTAAAAGTAATTTTATCGGTAGAGATGGATTTCGTTGGTGGATAGGGCAGATTCC